TTTGCCTGCATGGGAAACGAGCTGGGCGCGTTGAACGCGTGTAAAACATCGTATATGGGGGAGACCTTGGGAACTGAGAAGTATGATTTAAAACTTGCCGTTATCATGAAACTTGGGTTTTTCAATTTTTTAACGTGTAAGTAAGGAGTGTTAACTGTGCTGATTAAATCAACTTTGTGACCTTGACCTTGCAAGTGTTCACGCAGCATTTTAACGTGGTTGCCCACCCCGCTAGTTCCTCCATAGGTTGGGGAAACAAAAAGCAACTTCATTTTGTTGGCAAAGGCAACGTTGTTATGTGTATGGCCGGTGTGAAACTTCATCGATATGTTACTCCATGATTTCTATATTCGCGAATCATTCAAAGTAAGCTCATATCATCGCCCACTCTTCAAAAGATGGCACAACACAAGGCACAGCTATCACCCCCCAAATCCATATTTTCACCAATTAGCTATTACCTCTGCGAAGCTGCAGAACGTCTTGAACACGTTGGCTTTAACGCAGTCCCAACCAGACATCATATATGCGACTTCCCTGCCGGACTTAAGGGTGAATGGAACCCACACCGCGTTCAAGGGAAAAACTGTTAACTGATAGGTTTTAACTGTGAAGCTGCCCCGCTTCGGCTTACCTGGAACCCCATAAAATAAGTTGTGTATGTTTTGGAGTAGCCGCAAAGCCAACCGTTTAACAAATCGTTTGAAACGGTTTCCGTTGATGTTGATGATGAGGTAGTAAGTGTAACCTGTGTAACCCTTCGCTGGTAGTTGGGGCAACGCCCAGTTTTCCAGCTTGAACAGCTTGCCTTTTCTTAGACAGATAAAGTTTTGTTTATCTACTTTGCCATAATGATAGCGCCTTACTAAACAGGTTAAACAGGTTAAGTGAATCCGCTGGAGACGTAGATTACATAGTTGTTGACATGCAAGCCTCACTCTAAGAAACTCCACTTTCTCCTCTCAGGGTCTGGTTCTAACTCCCACATCTGACAAATCTTATTTTTCACTGCGATGTCGCTTGGGTAATGGCACCCTCGATTCAACATTCCCTCTGCTTTTGTGAAATACAGGCAGTAAAAGCACACGTGGGGAAAGTTTTTGGCTTTACGTTTCTTCCACCACTCAAACAGTTTCTATGCCTCCTCACTTAACCAGTTTTTTATATTGCTTTTGGAAAGCCGCGTATTCCTTGCGGAACCTCTCGATTTTCTCTGATTCATAATAGTTTATTTCAGGTGGAAACTCGGGGGGGATCGGCCAAACCTTCAACTTTGGAACGGTCCCGTCAATTAAGAATATTTCTTCAGCGACAATTGGCTGTAACGCAACCTTTTCAACTGACACTTCCACTTTCTTCTTTTTCTTAGCCATCAAACCACCTCCTAATATTTTCCGTGACTCATACGCAACTTCTTAGGGGCACGCCTGCTAAACCACTGTTTCCAATCAGCATGTATAAGAATTGGTGTTTTGTAGTAGTACTCATCGTGGGTGCTACAGTAATAAGTGATGTGAAGCGGGTCGTCGCTTTCATCGTCCGCGTCAGTGTGCAACCCAGTTGGCCACGCGAACTTAACTCCTTGAGTATACGGAGTTACTGAACAGTCGCTTGGCTTGTCGCCTTGCGTGCAGAAAAGGTGACAGTTGCAATCAATATCTGGTTGCCCCTGAGGAACACTCCATATACGTCCACATCTTGGACATTCAACTTTCATCTTGAACATCTAATTCAGTATCCATGAAAATTTTTTTACAAATTGGGCACCAATAGTAATTATGTAGCGGGACAAAGTCTTTATCTATGTCTTCCGAAGCGTATCCAGTACCACTCCACGTTAATTCCATATTACACTGGAGGCATTCAACCATTTTTCCAACTCTCCACTTTCAACGCTACCTTAGTTTTTCGGATCATCGTTAATAAGATTTGGGTGCAATCCCCACAAAAATGCATTCTGTAGCTACTGCTCACATGTAATGTGCAGTTTAACACGGCGTAAGACGCATCACACAAACTACACCGACGAGTACTGGGGTAACGTTTAGGACCATGCAATTTAGGCATGTTTACCCTACCTTAAACAACCACATAATTACACCCAAAAAAGGGAACTATCTATAGATGCATTCCCAACAATCTTCGCAAGTACAAGTCGTATTGTCAAATTTTGGTTTTCTACACATTTTTATTTTCACCCAAAAAATGGGGAGTGTTGCGATGTGTAATATATTGATGTCCACCGCAACTAAGATTCTCGAATTCTGCAAATGCTGTCGTTGTACACGGACACGCTGTCCTGCCGAGCCGTTATGGTTGAGCCTACAAGATCGCGGATTGGATCACTGTATTTTTCAATGCGCAACCAACGCTTTCTACCTGAAAGCAGCGAATATTCTTTGGTTAAGCAGTAACTGTTCAAATCTTCAAATGCATTGCCCGTTCCCAAAGCTTTTGTAAGCATGTCACATTCACTGTAAACGACGTTCATACCCAGTAGTCGTTTGGGGTAGAACTCACGCACAAATTCGTCTCGAACCCCGCTGGCATCTTGTGTGTAAGTGGTGTCTTTGAAGATTTCGCTGCCGATTAAGTGGTGGCTGCACAAAAATATGTCGCTGATGTAACCGTCCTGCGTGTTAGCATCCACCGCATTCATCACGTCAGTGAATGTGGTTACGTCGCCTCCAGCCCCTTCAGTGTTCAACGTGCCATCTCCATCAGTTGAAGTCATCAACACTGTTACAGCTTCGTTTGTGGCGTACTCGCCCATTTCCCTGCCTGCATTGCGAATGTGCATTTCAATAACGTCGAATTGAGCGTCTTCAATCAAGTCGTTGGCTATTTGAAAGTTGATGCCCCAAGGCGTGCTGAAATCCAACGTTGCCTGCACCGTTTCTATCGTTTCCGTCGGCATTTTTCCGCCTGAACTGTACTTTTTAGGCACGTATGAATCGTCTTTTGCAATGTCCACTTTTAAAGTTGACCCTGGAATTTGGTCGGCTGGAATCAAACTGATGCTTATGTCCGCCACGATATCCGCTACCACGGCGCTGTCAAACATGATCTGGTAGATTTTATCAGGAATCAAATATGCAGCTCCAGCTATGCCCGTAGTTCCAGACTTAGCTAGGAACTCTTTGATTTTCGGTTTAATCCAAGGCAAGTCGTCGCCTGAACGCCTGATGATGTCGGTGAGTTCTATTTTTCGCAGTGTCTCTAAGATTTGCTGAGTGTCCTCTTTTCCCTGTCCAACCAACAAGTTAGCCTCTTCGAAATCGTAGTAGCCCTTGTCAAGCATGTACTCTATTGGTTTACGTTGGGTCTCCGTCTTGTCAACCATTTCTTTTATGGAAAGCATGGTGTTTCGCCTCAGAGGCTTCTTCCGAGGAGTATCAAAATCTCGTCTTCTTTAGCCGCGCTGGCTTGCAACGCAATTCCTAGAACGTAGCTTGATCCGCCGAACAACTTTAGACCTGTCGATGTACCAGTGTGGTCAACAGTTTGATGTATAACTCCGCCTTCAGCACTGTTCATAACGAACTCGCCGATGTTAATAGCAGCTGTCTGCGCAGCAGTCATCTTCATCACACCGCTAAATGCAATTGGTCCTGTTGCGCCTGCGCCTATAGCCTTCAAAGCCACGGCGAAGCCATCGCCAATACCAGCGGCAGTGGTAACCGCTACTCTGCCAGAAGCGCTAGTTCCAAATTTTACCGCTGCGCCCTCAGCCACAGCTGCGTCAGCATAAGCAAATCCAATGTCGAGACCAGCAACTATCAATCCTTCTTCGTCTGGCCAATAATCAGTCATATCTATCTCCTCTTTTTTTCGTTTCAGCGTTTCCGCTGAGTAACTGGGTTTACCCATTTGTTACCGTGAAAAGTACGTTTTGTCAATCTTCCGTAATTACGGCTATGGCATCGTCGTAAAGTGTCACGCCGTCCTGGCGACCCGTCACGACTGCACCAGCCAAATCTTCTATTGGATTGCTGAAGTTTTCAATTCTCATCCAACGTTTTCTGCCAGTCAACATCGCATTTTCTCTGTTGAACACTATAGTCACACAGTCTGTGAAGGTTCCCTCAGCATCAGTTGAGAGGTGCAACGAATCGTTTGTAGCTATCAACGTGTCTAAAGTAGTGAGTTTAAAATGGAATCCTTCGGCAGTTTGCGGTAAGGCCCAAGGAGGCAAAACCGCGGCTGGACCCGTGGTTGAAATGCTATGCGCCCAAGCTTCTGCCGTAGTAACCATCGTGTCTGCAATCCATTTGTCCGCTCCAACTTCTTGAACACATTGAAGAACATCCACGTCTGTTGCGCCTTGATATTTGGTTTCGTCAGCGTCTCCGCTTGCTCCACCGTTGACTGTACCCCACCCGTCTGTTGCCGTCTTCAACACCGTTAAAGCTAGGTCAGTTGCTTTTTCTCCCATCGCTAAAGCGGCTTGGCGAGTGTGAAACTCAACGAGGTCCCACTGCCCATCTTCAATTAAGTCTTGTCCTATGGGAATAACTATGCCGAAGCCAGTGGGCGAGAGGGTGGGCAACATCGTCTCCACCGTTTCCGTGGCCAACGTGCCCCCGCTGCCGAAGTCTTTTGGTTTATACGTCTCGTCGTTTACGATGGCAACTTTCAAGTCTCCACCATCCCACCGTTCAGCTAAATAAGCGCTGATCN